ATGGACTTTGACCCAAAAGACCCTAAAAAGGGGGTTCATACTATTTCTTTAGTATCTGAGCCAGCTATGGAGTCAGAATGGGTAGCACTTAAAAAAGAAACACCAATACAACTTAAGGGCATCAACAAAAAAGAGGGTATTCTTTTAGGTGTGGCTATGATACCAAATAAGCCTATTTACCGTAATGATGAAAACGGCGAATATTTAATCGAGTTTTCAAAAGATAGCGTTAAAAAAATAGCTTATGAGTTTTTAAAACGCGGTCATCAAAATAGTGCATCAGTTGAACATACGGTTAAGTTAGGAGATAAGGATGTTAACGTAGTAGAGAGTTGGTTGATTGAAGACGATTTACACGACAAGACCCGAAAGTATGGTATAAACGAACCTGTAGGCAGTTGGGCGGTTAAAATGAAAGTAAATGACCCTGACCTTTATAAGTTGGCTGAGGAAGGTCAACTAAAAGGTATTTCAATAGAGGGTTTTTTTGATAAACAATTAGTAAATCTAAATAAAAATGAGATGAATAGTAATTCAATTGTAGAAGCTATTAAAGAAGGTTTTCAAGCCGTCTTAGGTAGCCAAAAAGAAAAGGAAACAGAAACTAAGTTAGGGTCTGTTACCTTAAAAGACGGAGAAACAGTTGTGCAATTTGAAGGCGATGAGTTAGTCGCTGGAATTAGTGCAACAGTTGACGGAGAGCCTATTCCAGTAGGCACACACGAAACCGAAGACATGGTTATCGTAGTAGAAGAAGCTGGAACTATTGCAAGCGTTTCCGAAATGGAAGACGATGACGATGAGGTCGAAGCTGAAAAAGAGCAGATTAAATCAGCTATTATCGAAGCTGTAACATCGTTAAGTAAACCACAGATGGAAGCTATTGAAGCCTTAAAAGCTGAATTAGCAGAGCAAAAGAAATTAATTGAAAGCCAAAAAGAGCAAATTACAAAGCTTTCAAAACAGGAAAACCCTGATGCAAAAAAGCGCATCAATTTTGACACAAAAGTAGAATTAACCAAAGAGGGTAGATTGCTTCAATCCCTTAGAAATTAAAATAGAAATGGCAACAACAACAAACGTAACAAGTAACTATGCCGGCAAGGAAGCTGGCGTGATTATAGGGAAAGCGTTCAAAGAAGCGGATACCCTACAAAGACAATTAGTTAGCATTTACCAAAATGTGAACTACAAATTAAACATGAGATTAATTCAGTATGCTGATGGCACAAAAGCCTATTCATGTATTGCTGATGGTGGATTTACAACTGTGGCCGATGGTACTATTACACTATCTGAAAAAGTCTTAGAGCCTGTAAAGCTGATGTTACCTTTACAAGTATGTAAAGAGGACTTTAGACAGACATGGTCAGAGGACTTAATAGGTGATAGTGCATCTAATCCAAATATGCCACAGGACATTTTGGAAGCTATCCAATTGGAAGTTTTACAATCAACTGCTGAAAGAACTGATAGTCTTATCTGGACTGGTGATAGCACCAATACTAATGAGTGGGATGGTTTTATAACTTTATGGGGTTCAGATGCAAATGTAATAAAAGCCAATAATGGTATTACACCAGCCGGCGCAGCAATTACATCGTCTAATGTATTTGCAGAATTTGCAAAAGTTAAAGATGCAATTCCTTACAAATTAAGACGTAAAAGTCTAATTTGGGCAGTTAGTCCTGATGTAGCGGATGCCTACACTCAGAAATTAATTGAGAACGGAGCTGCTAACGGTTTAGGTGGTAACGCTAACACTGGATTAGTTTATGGTCGTTATAACATTGAGGTTATTAACGGATTACCTGACAACACAGTCGTAGTTTACCAAAGAGAAAACCTTGCCTTTGGTACTGGTCTTTTAGGAGATCATAATGAGCTTAGTGTAGTAGACGAAGACGAAATTGGACTACTTACAGGTCAGGTAAGAATGAAAATGGTTTATAACGGTGGCGTTCAGTATGCAAACTCTGACGAAATCGTTTGGTATTTATCAACAACAGCACCAGCATAGTAAATTATGAGTTGTGATTTAACAAGCGGAATACTCAAACCTTGTCAGGACAGCAAGCCTGGCATAGATGAAATGTACCTTATCCCGAGGACTGACCTCGGGGCAGGTGCTTTCACACTGACAGGGAATGAGGTTACCGGAATCGATGCATCAATAACCGAAATCTTTAAATATGAGATTAGAGGGCATGATGAGAATATACTTACCATCACAAAAGACGACAATGGGCGTGCGAGTGGTGCGACAGTATGGAACGAGAACTTTGTAACAAAGATTAAGAAAGTAAATCAGGCAATTAGCGCAGAACTTAATATAGTAGCCAAGGCAAGACCGAACGTTATCGCTAAAGATAATATGGGTAACTGGAGGCTGTTAGGTTTATCAGAAGGTTGTTATTCAACTATTGAAGAAACATCCGGAGGTGCTAAAACTGATTTTAATGGCTATACAGTAACTTTTAGTCAACAAGAATTTGACCTTGCGCCATTTGTTGATAGTGCTACAATTACAGCATTAGAAGCATTGGTAAGCTCGACAAATATTACACCTTAATTTTTTGACTTAGCCATAAATATAAAAGCCTTGCATTAATTTGTAAGGCTTTTTTTTAACAAAACACCTTTTTAATTGTTTAAGTAGTATATGATACCAATTGCATTAGATAGAAGCATTGTAGTAATTCCAAAAAGTGAGCCTACTAATATAGACGTTTACGTTTATAATGAATTCACAAAAGAAGAGGTTATATCTGAGGATATTGCTTTTAGTTATTCTGGTGGTTATTTGCTTTTTAATTATGACCAGTCAACTGATATTGATATGCAATACACTATTAAGATAGTTGAGAGAAATACAAATGAAGTTATATTTAAAGGAAAATGTATAGGGGTTGCAAGTATTGGTACTGCTTTATTTATAAATGGTAAGGCTTTAATTATAAACACTAATCAAGGGTTATTTATATGAAAGATGCAAGCGTAGAAGAGTTATTATTAAGTGCTAAATATGTAGCACCTAAAATAGTAGAGGACAAAATAAAGGGTTATGTTTTGAATGGCAAAAATAACGATTATTTTGACTACATAAACGACCGCAGAATGGGTAGTCCAACTCATAGCGCAATTATTAATAATTTTGTTAAGTTGATTTATGGCTTAGGTTTACGAGATAGCAAAGGTAACTTAATAAATGCCTATATTTCAAAAGTTGAAGCTAAAAAATTAGCAGACAATTTCTATTCATTTGGAATGGCGTATTTGGAAGTTATCAAAAAACGTGATGGATCTTTTAGTCGATTAAAAACTATAAATCCTAAATACGTTGCGCCAACTATTAAGGATGACCACGGCGAAATAGATAGTTATGTCGTTTGTAAGGATTTTTCAAAACAAAATAAAGAAAAAGTATTTTATCCGGCATTTGGTAAAGGTGATGGAATTGAAAATGAAATATATTGCATACGAGATTATAAATTTAACGATGAATATTTTGCTTACCCAAGTTTTCAGTCGGTTTTACAGTATGCAGAACTTGAAGAGGAAATATCAAATTACTCACTAAAACATATTAAAAAAGGTTTAGCGTTTGGTTATGTTATTAATATACCAAATGCAAGTGCATGGACTGACGAACAAAAAGACCAATTTAAAAGAAAGGTTATACATAAATTAAGCGGTTCAGATAATGCCGGAGCAGTTGTATTTGATTTTTCGGAAAGTGCAGATGGCACTAATCAAAATAAAATTACTATTGATGTAGTGCAACAAAATGATAGTCATAAAGCATGGGAAAGTTTGAGAGACCAAGCGAGAGATAATATAATTGTAGGTCATGAGGTTGTAAGTCCTTTATTATTTGGTATTAATAGAGGCACAGGACTAAGCAGTACGGCAGAGGAAATGGAAGTCGCAGAAGACCAAACAATGCGCAGAGTTATAAGACCTTATCAGGAGACTATTTTAGATGCTTTAAATGAAATATTTTTCAGCTTTGGTATAATGACTGATTTGCAGTTTGTGAGGCTTTCTGAATTGCAGTTAGGTAAAGAACAAACAGAGGAAAGTAAATTTACACATGAGCTAATTGCTAAGGGTGAGGTATTAAATGAAGACGAATGGGAATGCATCCACAAGTGCGAAGTTGACTATGATGCAGACGATGAATTGCATAAATTATTAAATAAGGTTGAGTTAGCTAGCACAGGCACAGCGAGACCAAACGCAAAAAGTGAACAGGACAACGAAAATATAAAAGTTAGGTATCGTTACAAAGGTAAAATAAGCTCAAATAGTCGTGAGTTTTGTAAGCTAATGATGCAAGCTAATAAAATATATCGAAAAGAAGATATTTTACAAATGGGAGATAGAGCAGTAAATGCTGGTTTTGGTCCACGTGGAGCAAATACATATTCTATATGGCTTTATAAAGGAGGTGCGAGATGCCATCATGCATGGCAAAGAGAAATTTATCTAAAAAAAGATAGTGATGTAGATGTTAGAAGCCCTTTAGCTGAAATTATAAGTACAAGTGAAGCAAGACGCAGAGGGAAAGATTTTAGACCACCTGCAAATGATAGCAAAGTAAGTATTAAGCCTATTAATATGCCAAATGAAGGCTTTTTAAATCCGAGATAAATGACACTACTAATAACACCACAGGAAGTATTTAATAAGACGCAATTAGATAATAATGTCGATATAACAAAATTGACTCCTTACATTGAGGATATGCATATTCAATACTTAAATACTTTGTTAGGCGATACTTTAAGTCGAAAAATACAGGCTGATTTTGCGTCAAATAGTTTGACAGGTGCTTATTTAGATGTATTCAATATAATGAAAAATATACTTATTTATGCAACGGCAGGCGAATATTGTTTATTTGCTCAGTACAAAGTTACAAATGGTGGCATATTTAAGTTTACAAGCGAAAGAGGCGAAGTTGTAGCATCGAATGAGGTTGAAGCATTAAGTAAGCGTTATAAATCCAAAGCAGAGGTTTATATAAGCGAATTAGAGCGATATATTTGTAGTGAAATCGGTAATTTGCCAGAGTATAGCGTTCAGGATAATAACTATGACAAAAGACCATCACACGAGGGTAACACTTCGGGATGGAGTTTTTAATTATGAGTTGTGATATCACATCAGGAATAGCGAGAGGTTGTAACGATGCAAAAGCAGGCGTTAAAACTATGTATTTAGGCAAATGGTCTAAAGATTTGGTTTATTCTTATAGTGGGAATGAATTAAATAGTTTGACGGCTGATTTCTATGAGTTTGAAACAAATATTTGTGATTACAATGTAACTATAGGTCATGATGATGCAGGAGAAATTTATAACATTGACGTAAGCGCAGAATTTCATAAAGTTACGCAAGAGAAAGCAAGTTTAATGAATGATTTAAGCGACTTCATTTTATTTGCAATTTTAGAAACGTATAACGGTGAATACATTTATTTAGGTTTAGAAAATGGACTTAATCCACAAATAACAGAAACAAGTGGAGGTGCTAAAAATAGCTTTAATGGCTATAGTTTAAAATTAGAGGGTGTTCAAGAGCAAATACCACCTTTACGAAAAACATATGTAAGCATAGATAATCCATGTTTTGTGTTATTGCCAAATGGAGTAACTGTTAGATATCTTTGTAATACACCTGGAGATACAGGCAAAATAAACGGCGTTACATACACTGCCGTAGACCAAACAATGTACGATGCCTTAAACCCAACTACAGACGATTATACGACTATTTGTACTACTTTGGTGACGGATATGAGTGCGACGTTTTTTTCAACGTCTTTTAATCAAAATATAAGTCATTTTGATACGGCTAATGTTACAACTATGCGGTCAATGTTTGAGTTTAATAATAGCTTTAACCAAGATATAAGTAATTGGGATGTATCAAATGTAACAACATTTCAACAAATGTTTAGAGGCATGCCTTCTCAAAGAACAGTATTTAATCAAGATATTAGTAATTGGGATACTTCTTCAGCTGTAAATATGTTAGGTATGTTTGAATTTTCACAATTTAATCAGCCTTTAAATAATTGGAATGTTTCAAGCGTACAAGATTTTGAAAGAATGTTTAAAGATGCAGACAATTTTAATCAATCTTTAAACAACTGGAATACGTCAAGTGCGACAAAAATGAGAGAAATGTTTGAATCGAATTCAGTTTTTAATCAAGATATAGGTAATTGGGATGTATCAAATGTTACTAACATGGATTCAATGTTTCAAAGAGCAGCAGATTTCAACCAAGATTTAAGCAGTTGGTGTATTGAACAAATACCAAGTGAACCAACAAATTTTGACACAGGAGCAGCATCGTGGCTATTACCACGTCCTAATTGGGGTTGCCTATTTACAAATGCGTTTATGGCTTTCTCATTGCGTGATTTGGGATTAGGCGCAACTAAGTCAATCAGAGTAAGAAGGTCAAGTGATAACAACGAACAAGATTTCACATTTTTAGAAATTACAAATGGCACGTTGACTACATTTTGTGGTGCTGGTGATGGTTTTGTAACTGTTTGGTATGACCAAACTGGTAATGGTAGGCATGTAGCTAATTCTAGAGTAACTGAACAGCCACAAATAGTTAGTTCAGGAAGTTTAATTACTGAAAATGGAAAACCTGCTTTACAATTTAATGGCAATCAATTTATGAGTATTGCTGATTTTAATTACGGTTTGAAAGACAAACTTACTATTGTGTCAGTTAAAGACTCAGGAATAGGTACATTAATTAATCACTACGACACTAATTTAAATGAAAGAAGTTGGCGTATTAATATAGATAATTCAAACAGATTATTGGGCTTACATTCTACTGACGGTACTAACTTTGGGGTTATTAGGTTTGACCCTAACCTCAGTGCACAACAGCTTAATTTTACGTATTTTGACCCAAATAATATTACCCCAGGTTTAAAAGTGGTTAATTACGCTAACGGTATTCAGGAAGGAATACAATTTATTCAAAACATACCAAGCGGAAATTTACACGATAGTAGTGCAAGTATTGCAATAGGAGCAGTAAATGTAGATACCAGTGCTACAGATTTTTACAACGGCAAAATGCAAGAAATTATTCTTGATGCATCTGACCAACTTACAAATAGGGGTGACATTGAAACAAATATTAACGATTATTATAATATTTACTAATGAAATATATAATTATTAATAACACCTCAAATCCTTTAGAATACGTAAAAACGTTGTCAAGGGAATTATGGAAGATTAGCAGACCAGTTAAAAATGATAAAGATGTAAGTCAATATTTATTCGGTTGGATTAAGCATAAAGACCAAGAACGTTATGCATTAAAAGTGGATTTGGAATATGAGATAAATATACACCCTTCAAAAGATGTTTCCTCAATAATTCAAATGCTTAATGATGACGTAAGCATTGATGAATTAAACGCCTTAGCTTCACAATTAGATGAAGTTGACAAAATTAAATTTAAGAACATTTTACCAATGACTTATAAGACACACACATTTGATGAGATGGTTGAATTAGGGTGGGTTTCAAAAATAAATGAAATATGACAGAATTTATAACAAACAAGAGATTTTAACACAAGATCAACATCGTGGACACTTCCAATACTAAACTAGGCAGTCCCTTGCTAAAAAATAAAATAAAATGAGTTTACAAAAAGCACAAGTAGAAAAACAAAGTCCAGAAGAAGCCTTAGTGGCACAGGATGTTACAGATATTAAGACGGCTTTAGGCTTAAACGATACGGCAAATATTGTAGTCGTAGATACAGCAACCTATACGCCACAAAACAATGACGTATTACATACGGTTGTAACGACAACCATAACCGACCCTACACCAGTTGAGGGTAAAGGCTATGTAGTAAAGGTAGTAAACGGCACGTCAACGATTGGTGGTGTTAATTACGTTGAAGGAAATATTATTACAAGGTTTTTTCATTCGGGGAGTTGGCGGTCAAAATTGTACAATGTTGTTGAAGTAACTCCTGAAAATAAAAATGTAGGCGTAGCAAGTGAAAACCTGTCTGTTACGGGAACATTTAATGTTGATGTTTCTGCTAATGACAGCATGAGATTAAACTTAACAGGTAACACTACCTTAGCATTAATAAACACACCTGCAAGTGGTGAAACTAAAGTAGTTAACTTAGCAATTACAACGGACAACGGAACAGAAACATTAACCTTGCCTGCATCGTGGAATGTTTACGGAACTTTTGACGCAAGTGTAAGAAATAAGATAACATTAGATATTAGTAACTTTACAAGTGGTCTTGAGGTTGACTGCTTTATAAATCAACCGTCATAATGAAAGCAATTAAGATAACACAAACATTAAAATATAACAATCCTAACCTATTTAAGGGTAATGTAGGGGATATTGTAAAAATTAATCCACCAAAAGTATTTAGAAAAGATGATGCGATTATATTTGGATATGATACCTTAACAGACCAACACGAATCAGACGGTTTCAAAAATATTAAATTGCCTAATTACGACACAAAAACGCAAAAATTAGGCAAATTAATTGAGGACGGAAATACATTTACTTATGAGGTTGTAGACTTAACTGATGAGGAGTTGGATGCAAAAATACCAATGCAAATATCAAAATTAGAATTTAAATTAAGGTTATTGACACGCCATAATATTACAACATCACAAGTTGAGCAGATTATAGAAGGTGTTGAGGATAGTCAGCAAAAAGAAATAATAAAACTTTTGTACAACGATGCAGATTTCTTTGAACGTGATAATCCTTATTTGTATCAATTTGCACCATCATTAGGATTGACAGAAGATGACATAAAAAACCTTTTCAAAGATGCGTAGAAGTTTATTAAGAACTACAACTGAGCCAATTAGTCATTTTAGATTTCGTATTAACACGGCATTGGGTGATGGTACGACTACTTTTGATATGGTAATTAGAAACTTCATAGGAACGATTGATTGGGGTGATGGAACAACAGAAAGTAATACGACATCTGGAACAATATTTTACTCACACACATATTCCTCTGCTGGGATATATGAGATTAGTTTTGATGCAGCAGTTGAAGTAATCGCAAATGGAGGAACAGATATTGAAAAAGTAATTTTTTTAGATTGGGGTGATACTTACGGCACTGGTTCAACTGACCAAAGAAATGTGTTTAGAGATTACATCAATCTTACAGAATTAGGGAATGGTACGGGTGATTTTTCAAGCGTCCAAGATTTTTCAACTTCCTTCGTTGATGCACCAATAGAGAATTTCCCTGCCAATGTTTTCAATAACACACCAACGACAGACTATGCCTTTGCTTTCTTTGGATGTGCGTTAAATCAACAAGGCGTTGATAATATATTGGTATCTATTAATCAAGCAAGATTAAACGGCGTTCAAGTAGGCAGCACAAAACGATTAGACATAACGGATGGCACAAGTGCTACACCAAGTGCCACAGGGCAATTAGCAGCAGACCAATTAAGAGCTGATGGATGGACTGTTAACTTAAATGGCTATTAAATGACAGAATTTCTAACAAACAATTGGCAAATACTTCTTGCAGCTATCGGATTAAGTGGTTCAGGGGGTGCAATCGGTATTTATTTTGACCGAAAAAAACGCAAAGCCGATGCAAAGCAATCAGAGGGCAACGCTCTTCAAACCATGCAAAAAGCCTATGATGTTTTTGTTGAGGATTCAAAATCAAAAATTGATGAAATTAAGGCTGAGCTTAAAGACATAAAACAGGAAAATAGAGAGCAGCGCAAAACTTTAAGAGTATTGCAAACCGACAATGCCAGAATGCATAAGCAAATATCAGATTTATCAAAAGAAAATACAGAGCTTAGAGCGGTTGTCGCACGTTTGGAATTAGAAAATAAGGAGCTTTTGTTGCAGTTGAAAAAGTATAAAGCATGAGGTTAAATTTAGAAAAGCAATTAACGCAAAATTTCAAGCTAAAAGAGTTTTTAATTTCGGACTTTTATAATTTTGAGCAACAAAAAGCCGTTTTAAAATCGGTTTCTTATCCGATATTGCAAAATATACACGATTTAGCGGATAATTTGCAAGTGCTTAGAAGTTATTTAAACCAGCCTATAAGTATTAATATAGCTTATAGACCTTTGTGGTGGGAATTGCAACAAGGGCGCTCAGGAACAAGTCAGCACGTTAAAGGCAAAGCCGCTGATATTGTTATCGAAGGTATGGAAACCAAAAAAATCTATCTTAAAATTGAAAGTCTTATAAAGCAGGGTAAAATGTTGCAAGGTGGGTTAGGCATCTACCCGACATTTATTCATTATGACATAAGAAACTATAAAGCACGTTGGTAATATGATTTATACAGAAAAGAAGTCAAGGAATGTTCACTATTTGAATTTACCTGTAGGTCAAAAAGAAGTTGAATATCTTTTGATATCAGATTTGCATTGGGATAATCCGCATTGCAACAGAAAATTACTTAAAAAGCATTTAGACGAGGCAAAAGAAAAAAATTCTAAGGTTTTCATAAATGGAGACCTTTTTTGTTTGATGCAAGGCAAAGGTGATCCGAGAAGATCAAAAGATGACATACGGCCTGAACACAACAACGCGAAATATTTAGATTCAATTATAAAAACGGCAGTTGAATGGTTTAAGCCATACGCTGAAATTATTGAAGTTATAGGTTACGGAAACCACGAAACAACAATTATTAAACATCAGGAAACCGATGTACTTGAAAGATTTGTTGAAAGATTAAATACAGAAGCCAAGCCAAAAAATGAAGTATATTTATCAGGATACGGCGGTTGGATATGTACTAAATTTACTCAAGAATCAAAAAACAAGAAAAAACCAAGCCGAACTCATAAAATAAAATTTCATCATGGTTACGGAGGAGGTGGACCAGTTACTAAAGGAACAATCCAACATCAAAGAGAAGCGGTTAAAATAGCAAATGCAGATTTAATATGGATGGCGCATGTACACGAAGATTATGAAATGACTTATATGCAGGAAAGCTTAGACTATTTAGGAAATATTACACTAAAAGAAATATTAATGCTGAGAACGCCATCTTATAAAGAAGAATATCAGGATGGATTTGGTGGATTTCATATAGAGCGAGGACGTCCGGTTAAACCTTTAGGCGGTAGATGGTTAAAATTGTCTATTAATAAAGAAGGAGAAAAAAGAGTGATTAAGCAATACACTCGAAAAACTGAAAACTAATGGAATATATTTTTAAGACAAACGATGACTTACAAGCAAAGCAAATGATCAAAGCTAACGATATGGCCA